GTATAATATATCACATGAACACTGAAAAAGACGACTTTGAATACAACAATGAAGAAGAAGCCGAAATGGCTCAGCTTCAATCCATACACAACAACATGAATGCCATTGCCGATGTTCGTAGAGCATTGGCCAAACAGGCAGCTCAGCCCAGTCTAGAGGAATGTGAAGACTGTGGTGAAGACATTCCCAGGGCTAGACAGCAGCTGGTACTGGGCTGCACACGCTGCATCTATTGCCAAGGCCTGTATGAACGCCGTAAAGCTGGTTACTAATCTAGGCCCCGCTGCTTGGTCTACTATACTAGGACACTATATGACACTACCAGATGAGAGATACCGTGCAATACGTATAACAGAGACACTGTTAATAGACCTATGTAGCAGTCGTGCTACACCACGTATACCTAAAGAGATTCGACAGCGTGCAGCACAGTGTTTGCGACACTTCCCAGGATCATATGATCTACATCAGCTAGAACTCGCAGCACCACATGTTGTACAGCAGCAGATGGAACCCCTACACAGGATGGTAGCTGTATATGAGTCGACGACACCTGAACTATCAGATGATCACGAGGGGTCTACACTGGATTAAGCAGCACAAAGGGCCCCTAGCTCATGTTGGTTAGAGCAGTGGACTCATAATCCATTGGTGCCGTGTTCGACTCACGGGGGGCCCACCAAACACTATAATAACAATAACCTGGAGCTCAGGATGATCATAGAGATCGCAACAGCAGCAGCAATGTACCTAGCAGAGAATGTAACAGCTACAGCAGCAGAATCAGATATACCCCAGATGCGACCACGTGCAGCACTGTGTAGGGATCGCGACCCTGTGAAGGTTCGACAGTGTTTTGATCGCAAGCAGCAGCAGGAACCAGACCCGTACGCAGCTATGTGGGATCCTAATTGGATCAGCTCAGTGACACCAGTGAGAGAGGGTGAGCAGGCGAGCGGAAGTGCCACAGCAACCAATCCAAATCTTGGGTCATCAAAAGGCAGTGTGGCATCTAAGCCACACGCTAGATCAAAGTAGGGGTTGACATTTTGGCTGTTTGATGCTATACTGTTATTAACAGTTAGAGATTAGGAGCGAAACTAATGCCAAAACCCAGAACAGATCGTAATCATATCATATATGAGATCGTCACACCCATAGGCAGCTACATCGGCGTTACTGCCAAAACACAAACCACAGTATTAAAGAGTCTGCGTGCCAGAGCTGCCAAGCACTGGTATCGTGCTAGAACAGAGAGCAAGAGCTGGGCCTTGTGCCAGTACCTACGCACACTCAACGACAAGACCCAGATCGACATACGCATGCATGAGATGGTTCGCGGTAAAGCAGACGCACATGCTCGTGAGCGTGAATTAATCCGTAGCATGAACCCAGTTTTAAACACAGACAAGAGAGGAGCGTAATATGGGAACACCCTTGTACATGGAAATTGGTGATGCTTGTACCCTGGTAAAAGAGTATGCTGATATACACACGGGCGGGGACGTACTGGCAGGGCTCAAGGACATGGAAGCCTGTTGGGACGATCTTGACAAAGAGGACAGAGTAGCGTATACTATGTTCATGAAAGCGGGCCGTGAAATGTTCGCACCCAAAACAACCTAAGGAGCGCAGATGAGAGATTATACTGTACTAGCAGAGTTGGACCGTGAAGGGTTCAACGTTATCGTGGACAAGACCTGGGACGACCTGCACCCTCAGGACTCGTTTGATACCAGCATAGATCCAGACACTAACCAGCCCTACTATGATATCGAAGAAATGTGTCGCAAGATTGATCGGGGCGATTTGGACTGGTTCATGTTGCGGGTACGTGTGATGCACGAGGATGTAGAGCTAGCTGTGAGCTATGTAGGGGGCTTCTTGTATGAAGATGCCACCGAGGTGCTTCGTGATGGTACAGCAGAAGATATGATCTGGGAAACCGTTGAAGAAGCCAAGAAGCGAGTACCCATACTGATAGCAGGGTTATCGAAACTGGTTGACAAAGAACTAGTTTGATGCTATAATACACACTTACTAAGAGATTAGGAGCGAACAAGATGTCAACACGCAGCGCAATTGCAATCATGCACGGAGAACGTGCTAAATCAGTGTACTGTCATTGGGACGGGTACCTAGAACACAACGGCTACATCCTACAAAACTTCTACGACACTACCAAAACAAACAAGCTGGTCAGCATGGGTGATATCAGCAGCTTGGGGGCTGAGATCGGCGACAAGCATGACTTCGATGAACGTTACGACCCTGAAACCTATGCTGACACACGCTGTACTTTCTATACCAGGGATCGCGGTGAAGAGACCACGTGGAAATCCTTTGGTAGCTTGGACGAAATGGTGGACTACTACAAGGGTAGCTGGTGCGAGTACTTGTACGTAATGCGGGACGGGGTATGGTACTATACTAGCCTGAACTCAGTGAACTTGCAGCCTTTGAAACCAGCACTGGATAAAATAGTGGTTGACAAACAGACTGTTTGACTGTATAATACGAACTTAAACAATTAACTAAGGAGCGAAAACTTATGCCAGCAATTATTGAAATCGTAGATGGTACCTACAAAATCCGCGGACAAGAAGTGTCCATGGCAGGGTTCCGCTTCGAACTCGTAGAAGGGTTCAAGACGGGTGCCCAGGGTGGCTACGTCACAGTTGCAGGGGGCTCAGTACAGCCTAGCAATGCGGGCATTCCAGATCGCGCAATCCGAATCAAATGTGAAGGTACCACTAGTTATCTTATGATAGCAGAGGGTGCCCCAGCCGCTAGAGTAGATCGCCCAGGCGTAAAGAGCCTAGAGCAGATACAGGTGTCTGATGCTTCAGTAGCACATGAGTCGGATGAACAGATCGTAGAACGTCTACGCTCACGCTTCCAGGTCCTGCAAGACATGACCCAAGCAGTGAAGGCTGGTACTGTCCGTGCTATGATTGTCACAGGCCCTCCGGGTGTGGGCAAGAGCTTTGGTGTTGAAGAAGTGCTCAGCAGACAGGATCTGTTTAATACCCTAGGCAACAAGAAGCCCAAGTATGAGATCGTCAAGGGTGCTATGAGTGCCTTGGGTTTATATTCTAAGCTCTACGAGTTCTCAGAGCGTGGTAATGTTGTGGTGTTTGATGACTGTGACTCTGTGCTGTTAGATGACCTGAGCCTGAACATTCTAAAGGCAGCACTGGATTCTTCTAAGAAGCGTACAATTGCTTGGAACACTGATAGCCGTATGTTGCGTCAAGAGGGTGTGCCAGATCGATTTGAGTTTAAAGCGGGTGCCATCTTTATCACGAACATCAAGTTTGAGAATGTCAGATCTAAGAAGTTGCAGGATCACTTGGCAGCATTAGAGTCACGCTGTCACTATATTGATTTGCAGATGGATACAGATCGTGAGAAGGTACTACGCATTAAGCAGATCACTGAAGACGGCATGTTAGAAACATACGACTTTGAGAACGATGAGAAGACAGAGATCGTTGACTACATCATTGAGAATCGTGCTAAGATGCGTGAGCTGAGCTTGCGTACTGTGCTCAAGGTAGCAGACTTGCGTAAGAGCTTTCCTATGTCATGGAAACAGATGGCAGAGGTTACTGTTCAGAAAAGGATGCATTAATATGGAACTAGGACCCAGCAGGACCTGCGAATACATTGGCCCTGAACAAAAGAATTGGCCCTATGTATTCTGTGGACAGAAGAGCATCGCGGGCAAGAGCTACTGTGCAGAGCACTACCACAAGATGTATAAAAAGGGTAGCAGTGCCACTGGTGCCAAGAAGATGGAGAAGTTAATTGAAAAAGAGTTGGCGGATCTCGAGCTACAGCAGTTGATAGCCGAGCAAGAAGCTGATCGGGAGGAAGTAAATGTTTAAGAATCTAGGAATTTTTGCGATCGTGGTACTAATGATCGTTGCAGTAATTCTAGGGCCCTGGGTAGTAATTTGGGCATGGAATACCTTGTTTGGAGCGGTGTATGCTATACCTTACACGTTTTGGACCTGGTTGGCGGTACTGATCATCGGAGTGTTCATTCGTTCAGATGTGAAGGTTACCAAAAAGCAGTAGAATGGTAAGATATGTCATTGACTATTATAGGCAATTGTCATATAATAATAACACGCTGAAGAATTTCAGCAAACTTTTAAAAAGGAAAAGGCAAATGAAATTTATTTCTAAAAACACGAAGACATTTAAGGTTTTCAATGCATTGTACAACGGTGCGAAGCTTACTCAATCACAAGCTGAAAAGCGTTTTGGTGTAGGCAACTTGGCAGCTGAAGCTTCACGTATTCGTCAATCTGGTTATGCTGTGTATTCAAACACACGCAAGGCTGGTAACGGTGTTGCTGTAACTGAATACGTAATGGGTAAACCATCACGTGAGATCGTTGCTCTTGGCTACAAGGCTAAGGCAAAAGGTTATACTTTAGACACTATCTAAGGTGAACGGTTCAAACAACTGATCCGATTCGCTCCCGGGGATGATGTTTGGGAAAGGGCTGATAAGGCCCTTTCTTTTTGACCTCAACTTCTGTCCCTTAAGCATGTGTGAGCACGTCTCTCGGGGTCCCCTGACTGTGGCTAAAAAGCCACAGCCCCCTGGCACTCCTCCAACCCGGTTGACATTTTGGATAAATGATAGTATACTAGCTGTATAGTAAGAACTTAGGAGCGAGTATGCAATTCACAGCAGATCAAGTATGGGCCCTAGCAGTTATCGCTGATCGTATCAACGGTGGCTATCTCAAGGAACCCGTATACTCACGTAACCTAGATGTCGTCGAGAAACAACCCAACAAAGTGATGGTCAAACAGTGGCTCCGTGAAGGCGCTTTTGCTATGATCACGGATGCTGACATTGAGCAGGGTCGTGCGGTCCGTCACTACTTCAACGGGCTGTTGCTGAAAGAGCTGTCTGGGAAGATCAACGACTTCGAGCGTCAAGCATTGAAGATCGCCCAAAAGGACGAGTTCACGGGCCGCGATATGTTGGACTTTGCTGTTGTCAGTTGTCTCCCAGCGGCAATGTTACGTGATCAAAGCCGTAAGGAGCTAGACAGCGAAATTCGTAGCTCCACCCAGCTCGATGCTGCTGTAGGGGATAAGGTCCAGGGAGATGTTGAAGTGATCAAGAGCTTCTACAGTAAGGACTATAACAAGTATCGTATCACCGCTCGTTTGGGTGATTCCTACGTGGACTTTTGGTTCGGCAAAGACCTTAAGGGCATTGTGGGTATCAAGGGCAGGGTCAAAGCCCAGCGTGGCAATAATACAACACAATTAAATTTCGTAAAAACTACTTGACTTTTGGGTCAATTGGTGCTATAATACTAATACTGAGAAAGCAAATTAACTAGGAGGTCTTAAATGAGTAAATCGACAGATATCAGCGTTCGGCAAGTAGGTCCAAAATCCGCAAAGAAATCTATTCGCAAGGCGATCAATGTTCGCCGTCCTGTATTCTTATGGGGTCCCCCAGGTATTGGTAAATCCGATATCGTCAAACAGATTGGTGAAGACGCTAACCGTGAGGTTATTGATGTCCGTCTAGCACTATGGGAACCCACTGACATCAAAGGTATTCCTTATTACAACAGTGACATGGGCAAGATGGTTTGGGCTCCTCCAAGCGAACTACCCACAGACCCAGACAGCACCGCGATCATCTTCCTAGATGAATTGAACTCTGCACCCCCAGCCGTGCAAGCGGCTGCCTACCAGTTGATTCTGAACCGTAGGGTTGGCACCTATACCTTACCCAAAGGTGTAGATCTTGTTGCCGCGGGTAACCGTGAGGGCGATCGTGGTGTTACCTATCGTATGCCTAGCCCATTGGCGAATCGTTTCGTCCACTTGGAGATGAAGGTAGACTTTGATGACTTCCAGGACTGGGCTACCCTTAACAAGGTGCATCCAGAGGTTGTGGGTTATGTAGGTTTCGCCAAGCAGGACTTATACGACTTTGATCCGAAGAGTTCATCAAAGGCATTTGCAACTCCACGCTCATGGGTATTCGTCAGCGACTTATTGAGTGATGATGATATCGATAGTGATACGCTTCACAACTTGGTTGCTGGTGCTATTGGTGATGGCTTGAGCGTTAAGTTCATGGCCCACCGTAAGGTAGCAGGTCGTATGCCTAAAGCAGGAGACATCTTAGATGGTAAGGTTAAGACCTTGGACATCAAAGAAGTCAGTGCTATGTATTCATTAACAGTGAGTCTCTGCTATGAACTTAAAGACCGTGCAGAGAAGAAGACTGCTAAATGGGACGATATGGCAGACGCATTCTTCCGCTACATGATGGATAACTTCCCAACTGAGCTTGTGGTTATGGGTGCAAAGACAGCCCTTACAAACTACGACTTACCCCTGGACGCAACTAAAATGAAGAGCTTTGACGAGTTCCACAAGCGTTTTGGTAAGTATGTTTTAAGTGCTATGGAGAATTAAGACCTCCCTGTAGCAGGGACGGAGGGCTTCTCAGGGCTCGTCCGTCCACCCTTTTTTGGTTGACAGATGTGTAAAATGATGCTATAATATACACATACTAAGGAGAGCGAATGTTGGATCCACTAATCGATAAATTGACTACCGCAAGGGTAGGGCTATTACTCAAAGCACCGTTCTTTGGGAATATGGCAACACGCATGAAACTCATCGAAGCAGACGAGTGGTGTCCGACAGCGGCCACTAATGGTCGCAACTTCTATTACAATACCGAGTTCGTTAAGAAACTTTCCGTTAAGAAACTAGAGTTCCTCTTTGGACATGAGATCCTCCATTGTGTGTTTGATCACTTTGGTCGTGTTGGTAGCAGAGATCGTATGCTGTCTAACATAGCACAGGACTACGCTGTCAATCAGATCCTAGTAGATGAACGCATTGGTGAGAAGATCACTGAAGTGCAGATCTGTTATGATCCAAAGTATCGTGGCAAGGCTTGGGAAGAGATCTACGATGAGCTCTACGAGAAAGCAGAGAAGATCCCTATGGAGGACCTGCTCAAGCAACTAGGTGACTTGCTAGACGAGCACATTAACGAAGATGGTTCAGGCCCAGGCAAAGAGGGTGAAGGCAAAGACGGCAAGGGTGGTAAGCCTGGCATGACTAAAGAAGAAGCACAGGCTATCAAGGACGAGATCAAAGAAGCAATGATCCAAGCGGCGGCCGCGGCTGGTGCAGGTAAGACACCCGCAGGCATCATGCGTATGATCAAGGACATGACAGAACCTAAGATGAACTGGCGTGAGATCGTTAATCAAGAGATCCAGAGCATCGTGCGTAATGACTATTCCTTTACTCGCCCTAACCGTAAGAGTATGCACTCAGGTGCGATACTGCCGGGCATGAAAGAAGCAACTACCATAGACATTGGTGTGACTATTGATATGTCAGGTTCGATTGGGCAAGAGGATGCAACTGTATTCTTATCAGAAGTCAAAGGTATCGTAGATCAATACGAAGACTTCAAGATCAACTTATGGTGCTTTGACACAGAGATCTACAACTGGAAACAGATCACACATGACAACAGTCATGAGTTGATAGACTATGAACCTCAGGGTGGTGGTGGCACAGACTTTATGGCCAACTGGGAATTTATGAAAGAACAGGGCATTGAGCCTAAGAAGTTGATCATGTTCACAGACGGCTATCCATGTGGTGATTGGGGTGACCCAGACTACTGTGATACTATCTTTATTGTCAAAGGTAATACGCAGGCTGAAGCACCCTTTGGTCAGACTATAATCTATGAGAAGGATGTGGCCTGAGGAGTGCCGGGGTGTGGCACAAAAGCCACACTCAGCAAAGACCCCGCTGCTACGCACACGCACAAACTGATTGACTTTGTTCTAGATAGATGTTATACTACACATGTATTAATAATTAAGGAGCGGTTATGTTAGCACTAATTTTAGCATTCTTAGCAGGTACGATTGTAATGGATTTTATGTGGGCTTGGCGTCTAGGTATTCCGCAGATGTTAATGGCTCGTTGGAAGTATCGCAAGGCCCTTCGCAGTCAACCGCAACCTAACTTCACTGAGGAATAAGATGAGCGGACCCGGGTTTATTAAACTAAACGAAGACCCGTTCTACGATGAGGACGGTGTGCTGATAGATGAAGACGCAGAGTGGGAAAACATGCCCTTTCCGTTCTCAGACATGGATCCAAGATTTAATCCCAATGACTTTGAACCTGAAGAGCTCAGCCCGCATGCCACTATAAATAGTTGATATGAGCAAACTTGAATATCTAGCCCGCCCATTGGTGGCCTTCGATCCATATAACAAAGACCACAGACGTTACTACGCAGAGTTCTTAGAATACGGCGGATGGGGCACATGTCCTGTCCGTTTCGTCTGTCCCGAAGACACTGGCTTTGACCTACCCACAATGATACACCGTGCCTTGATCGGATACTACATCGATCGCGAGTTCGGTGGGGGCAAGCTGGCCAAGGAACGTTCAGACTCCCTCAGCAAATCTGCAGACGACATGTACAAGGAAGCAGGCAGACTACGTAAAGAAGCGGCAGCACTCCTAAAACCCAGACGTTCGTAGGGTCTTTCAAATAGTACTTGACATTTTGGTTGTTCTATGCTATACTATAGGTATAGTGAAGGAGCGACAATGGCATTAGAAGCACTGAAAGAAGTAACTGAATGGAAGGTTGATTTTCGTCAACCTAATCACACTTATCTACTCGATGGAGACAAGCTGGTGGCGTATCGCCAATGGCACACCGGAGAACCTATTTGGGGGACTCCTGTTCGTTTTGATCGTAGGTATCGCAAGTTCATACCAGCAGACTTAAAACTGTTTGGCATCGTTGATGCCCCTGAGAATGTAACCGTGAATGCACTGCAGACTGTCACGGGATCCAAGGGCGACATCTATTACGTTGATCCGGAAGCTAAAACCTGTACTTGTTCCGGATTCAAGTTCCGCGGCAAATGCAAGCACATAGAAACCCTAATGAACGAAGGGTCTTTAGAAATCGGTTGACATTTTGGACGATTGGTGTTATAATTATAACACTGAGAGATTAACAAGAAGGAGAGCGCGATGGGCAAGTTTATTTTAGGTGTTGTGGTAACTTTAGCGATAATGTATCCCGCAGTGACAAAGAATCTATTTGCCACAGCAGTTGATACCACAAACGCTGTTGTGACAACTACGATTGACAACGCCAAGTAATGCCTAGGTTCAAGTACATCTTGGTCAGGGCCGCTGTGATCGATGAGTATTACGAGATCGAAGCAGACTCAGAGTCCGAGGCACTTGAAATAGCCTACGATGGCAACTACGGGGATCCAGTTAAGACAGAGTTCATAGACTGGCGTGATGACTCGTATCAGGTGGCAGATGTAGAGGAAATAGAGCCCTTATACCGTATGGTTAAAGACTATAAATCGGTTGACATTTTGGACAACTGATGTTATAATACTAACAATGAGAGATTAAACGATCAATGGGGAGTCGCTGGCATCCCGGACATTATAGATTAAAGAGTGGCAGAAACAAGCGCCTACCAAGTCACTCGCCCTTGTGGTTCTATACTGGTTCGCCGTGGAACGATACTTAATGTAGGTTAAACTAAACGCAGGCCACACCTACACCCCACCCTATAATAACAACAACACGGAGCAGACATGGACGAAGAACTATTGGAAACTATCATAGAAATCCAGGATGTAGAAGTAGAACTCTACGATCGTGCGGCTGGTGAATTTGATCAAATGCTGGCGGATAACCTGCATCAAGCCAGGATAAAACTAGAAGCGATCTACCAAAAAATCCGTGTCTAAATTGGTTGACAGATTGGACAAAAGGTGTTATACTTATAATACTAAGAGATTAACAAGAAGGAGCGAGTATGAAAATTTTAGGCTTTGAACACAACGAAGGTGCAGATGGAACTAGCCTACAGGGCTATGTGACAGCAACTTACGCAGAGTTAGTAGCGAAGTTCGGTGAGCCTACGCTGACAAACGGTGACAAGGTTACCGCTGAGTGGGTCTTGGACTTTAAGGTAGTCAAAGACGGTGAAGCAGACGAAGACTTTGACTATGTGACTGCAACTATCTATGATTGGAAAGAATACGAAACTCCAATGGGTCGTTATCGTTGGCACATAGGTGGCAAGGACTTGGACGCAGTGGACGCAGTGACTACAACTTTAAGGGAGACCGCAAATGCCTAATTGGTGCAATAACACATTAACCTTAACGCACAAAGATCCTGCAATGATCCAGCGTGCCAAAGATGCACTGGATCGTGGAGAGTTCCTTTCAGAGTTTTGCCCTATGCCTCGAGAACTGGGCGATGCTATAGCCAACGGACAGCCTAATGAAGAAATGGTTGCCAAGTATGGCTACTCCAGTTGGTATGACTACTGTGTCAACGAGTGGGGCACCAAGTGGGATGTGGGTGAGGACGGCGCAACTGATATACACCCAGATGGAACTATGTTGAACACCTACTTTGATTCAGCATGGAGCCCACCTATAGGTGCCTATGACAAGTTAGTGGAGTTAGGCTTTACGGTAGATGCATACTATTACGAAGGTGGCATGGCCTATGCTGGCACATACTCAGACGGCAATGATGATTCAATCAGTCTCGAAGGTATGACCGCAGACGAGATCGAGCAGGACTATCCGGACTTGAATGAAGCGTTTGGTATCGCTGAAGCCATGCGTGAGTATGAAGAACCAGAGGAACTCAGCGAGTGGCTCAAGGATGGTATCGAGCAGAAGAAACTGTTGGTGGCTGAATGAGGCAGGAACTAAAGAAACTGGATCGTAGGTTCAATGGCTTCGGCCATTGGACTCACAGGACAGACCCAATGGGGTTCCGCAGTGCCGTAGATTGGACGATGAACTTCTTGGAGTTTCGCAACTGGATGTGGGGCAACTACGGTCCGGGCTGTAGGGAATCAGAAGCAGGCACACTGAAGCGTTTGGGCAGAGAAGTGCCGGTTTGGGCTTGGGATGAATATGGTTCGATCTACGCCAGAGACATTGCTATGACCACCCTGGTATTGGCCAAGGATCGATTCACTAAACATTACGGAGAAGATTAATCGTGACTGACCTAACATTTTTGGGCGATGATACATCTTTAGTGGTCACTGACCTAGCACTGTTTGAACGAGAGATCACCCAGAGAGTAGCAGCACAGTGCGCAAACATGTGTGGCAGCCAAGCAGATCAAAAGAACATACGCAGACGATTTGGATTGGAATATCGAGATGGTCCCAGCCATAACACAGAGGCGGGATACAAAGAGTCGCAGTATGATTGGAGCAAACCTTACAAGGAGTCACAGACATAATGGCACAGAGGACTTTAACATACACATTTACGATCACCTGCACCAATTCAGGGCCGGAGATCGATCACAAACGTGTTGAGGAAATGATTGACCTCAACATGCAGGACCTAGTGTTCGATGATGAATTCATCCAAGCATTAGATGAGCAAGAAGCCGTGAGCATTCAGGTCACAGCTGGCTAATTTGGTTAACAAATTGGTTGACTTTTGGTAACAAACGTGTTACAATAATAACATGCCTTAATTTCC